AACACAGCTCTATGCTAAATCGAAAGATGACGTATATGGGGTGACACCTGCCCGGACCTTTCGCGGTACGAGTGCGGAAGGAGCAACCCGACGCCCGGCCAGATGCGCGCGATCTGCGGCCACTACGGCGTGACGGTGGACAAGCTGCTTACCCCGGACGAATGGAACTATCGCCTCACATGCCCTATGACGCGCAAGGACAAGCGCAAGGCGGGAAGAGGAACGGGTATCCGGAAGATCACGTCACGCGTCACAGAGCGCCTTGCAAGCCGCATCCACGAGCAATGCGAGGCGGACGGGCTGACGCTTGCGCAGTGGCTGGCAATCTGCGCCGACATCTACGAGAGGAGGGAGCGAAAACGAAGTTTGCAGAGCTGTGCACAGCATATCTCATGTGGTGCCCGTACATCATCGGGTGGCTGCTCGTGCTCGCAATCGGCAGATACATAGCGGACAAGCTGGACGCGCGAGCCGAGAAAAAAGATAGCGCCCTGCGGGATGGCAGTCCCAACAAGGCGCACGAGAAAAATATCTCAATTACAAAGTAACACGGATTGGAGGCGGTGTCAAGATGGAATGCCCGGACGATTACACGGTACAGGCAATCATGCGGTGGGGATATCCTTCGCCGCAGGACCCACGGATAGACGACCTGCTGGGCGACATTGCGGACCTCAAGGCTTCAATCGCGAGTACGAACAGCGAAATCAAGTCGCTGATGATCGCGCAGAAGGCACTGGCGGAAAAGCGCAGCGGCTATTTGGACGAGCTGCTGGAAAAGGAATCCGCCCTGGAATCCTTGGGCCATTATGCGTAGCGGCGGCGTGCGGTTCTACACGGATGGGGAAGCGCGGGTGACCATCCACTTCCCCGAAGACGATGTTGTCTGCCGGTGGTGTCACCTGTTCCTGCGCCATGAGGACGCCTTCAAGCGGTATTCCTGCCGCCTTACGAATGAATGGATACTCGACCCGTCAAACGAAATCGGGCAGCGGTGCCCGCTCAAATTCAAGGAGGAATAAAAATGCCGATTATCGCAACAGGAAAATCCGGCGGGGATTTTGAACCCGTCAGCGAGGGGTTACATACCGCGGTCTGCACATCCGTCATCGACCTCGGAGACCAGTATAATGAACGCTTTGGGAACAGGCAGCGCAAGGTGCGGATTACATGGGAAACTCCCGGAGAGACGATCACGGTAAAGGGGGAGGAAAAGCCCCGAATCATCAGCAAGGAATACACCCTGTCCCTCAGTGACAAGGCGACGCTCCGCCGGGATTTGGAATCGTGGCGCGGGCAGAGCTTTTCCGATGACGACATCTACGTCGTGGGTTTCGACCTGCAAAACATTCTCGGGAAGCCCTGCCAGATTACGGTCGTTCACAACACAAGTAAGACCGGAAAGACGTATGCGGATATTGCCGGGATTGTGCCGATTTCGAAGGAAACGACGCCTCCAAGCCCCAGCGGAGACCTTGTTTATTTCTCGCTCGACAAAGACACCGACCTTTCGATGATCGAAACGTTCCCTCAGTTTATCCAGGACAAGATCAAAAAATCGCTGACCTATGAACAGCTCCTTGCGGCGAAGGCCGCGCCCAAGGATGGCGACTTCGGGCCAATGGACAACGATTCCCCCGACCTGCCCTTCTGACGATGGAATACGCGGCGGGCGTCAAATCATTTGGCGGCGGGCGGATCGTGCTGGAGGCCCCGCCTGCCGCAGTCAGGGAGCTTGTGGAGCGGCAGGCCAAAACCGTGCGCCTGATTGTGCCGGACCCAGATAAGATCACACCGCAGCAGCGCAACAAAATATTCGCATTGGTGTCCGATATTGCGGACTATGCGAGCGGAGTGCGGCGCGGGGATAAGCGGAGACAGCGCGAGGTGCTGTGCGCCTTGCAGCTCTCCTATCTGATCGATACGTCGGATCACGAGGCGGTGCGGGAGCGCCTGACATATCATTACTGCCAGTTGTGCGGCGTCGACCTGTTCAGCCTGTCGGAGCGGTCACCCGACGCGGTGAGCAAGAGCATTGCCGGGGATTTCATCGACTGGCTGGTCGAACTCTGCATCACATGCGGCGTACCCTGCGCGGATACGCTGCTCAACCGCTGCGAAGACGTCACGCGGTATCTCTATGCCTGCGTGATGCACCGGACCTGCGCGGTCTGCGGGAAACCCGCCGATATTCACGAGTGGGACCGGGTGGGCATGGGACGCGACCGGGATACCATCCATCACGCGGGGCAGAGGGTTCAGCCGCTTTGCCGTGCGTGTCACGGCGAGGCGCACGACATGGGGCAGCAGACGTTCGACGAGCTGCATCACATCACATGGATTCGGCTGACTGAGGAAATGTGCGAGAAATTGGGCTGGAAAAAGTGAGGTGGAACCTTGGATTACAGTTTTAACGGCGAGATCGCCCGCCTCTACGGGGTGGACGAGGCGGTATTCATCCACAACCTCTACTGGTGGATCGCGAAGAATGAAGCCAACGGGAGGCACTACCACGACGGCAGGAGCTGGACCTACAACAGCATGAAGGCGTTTGCCGAGCTGTTCCCATTCTGGACGGAAAAGCAGATACGGCGGATGATCCGGAAGCTGGAGGACTGCGGCGCTCTGCTGGTGGGGAATTACAATGATCTTCCCTTCGACAGAACCCAGTGGTACGCCCTGTCGGACGAGATCAACGCAGTGTATCAAAAGGGCAGTATCGATTTGCCCAAACGGTCAGATGACATCTGCCCAAATGGTCAAATGACATCTGCCCAAACGGGCGCACCAATACCAGATAGTAAACCAGATAGTAAACCAGATGGGGAGGGCGCAAAAGCGCCACGCGACAAGTTCCATAAGCCGACGGTCGACGAGGTGGAGGCATACTGCCTTGAATGCCGTATCCGGGTGGACGCGCGGCAGTTCTGCGACTACTACGAGGCCAACGGCTGGCGTGTCGGCAAAAACCCCATGAAGGACTGGCGCGCCGCCCTGCGCAACTGGTGGAGGCGGGACGGGAAGCCGCAAAGGAGGTATCGGGACCTTGATTAAACCGAACCGGGACGCGGAACAGGCGGTTATCGGCGCGATGGTGGCGGAACCGGGCGAGGTGCTTCCCGTGGCGATGGGGAGCCTGTCGGAAGCCGACTTCCTAATCCCCGAATACCGGAACATCTTCGCCGCCTGCGCGGAACTCTATCGCGCCGACCGCCCCATAGACACCCTGACGGTGCTTTCGGTGCTTGAACCGGCATACAAGCCTCTCGTTGCCGAGGCGGTGGCGGCGGCCCCGACGATTGCGCATTACCGCGACTACATTCGGATCGTGGGAGAGACGGCGAGACGGGCGAGAGCCTTCGGAGAAGCGGTCTGCCTCTCCACGGCGCTGGACGGCGGGGACCCGCTGGAAGAGTGCGGGGAGGCCGCCGCAAACCTCTGCAAATCCCTGTCTGAAGTGAAGGCCGAACGCGTGATGTCGGCGCGGGAGTGCATGACGCAGTTCTATCTGTCCCGCACGGCTCCGAGGGAGTACATACGGACGGGAATCGCCAAGCTGGACAAATACACCTTCATTGAACGGGGGGACTATATCATCGTAGGCGCGCGGCCATCCGCCGGGAAGACGGCGCTGACCCTCCAGCTCATGCTTTACATGGCGCGGGAACACAACGTGGTGTATTTCTCCCTCGAAACGTCCGGCGCGAAGCTCACCGACCGGATGGTCGCCAATGTGACGCGGACGCCGCTTTCCCAGATCAAGCAGGGGAAGGTCGAGGACCCCGGCAGGGTGGCGGAGGCGTACGACGTCATCAGCGGACTGAAATTCCATGTGGTGGACGCGGCGGGGTGGACGGTCCAGCAGATCAAATCCAAGGCGGTGCAGCTTCGGGCGGAGGTCATCATCATCGACTACCTGTCGCTGATCCGCAGCGAGGGCAAAAGCCTCTATGAACGTGTAACCAACATCTCCATGGAGCTGCACACGCTGGCACAGGCGAACAAAATCGCGGTGGTCGCGCTCTCCCAGCTCAACCGGGCGGGAAAGGACGAGCCGGACATGTCCAGCCTGCGGGAATCCGGACAGATCGAGCAGGACGCCGACGTGATTCTGCTGCTGCATGAGATGGGGCGCAATGTGCTGGACCGGGACGCCGGGGGAGGAGATTCGGACCGGAAGCTGATCATCGCCAAGAACAAGGAGGGGATGACCGGAGCAATCGCACTGAACTTTCAGGGCGAATATCAGCGGTTCTGTGAATGCGAAACGAGGTATGGAAACGGATGATAAAAACATGCCCGGTCTGCGGGCAGCCGTTTATGGCGGAGGGAAGCACGCGGATTTACTGCGGCGACCGTTGTCGAAAGCGAAGATGGACGACTACGCATCCGAGAACCCAAAAGATATGCCTTCAATGCGGTAATCAGTTTATCGCAAGAAGCCGCTCGACGGTTTTGTGCCGAGCGTGCAGGGAGGCGCTCACAGATAATGACCGGGACCGGGAACACACCGTGGACACCGCGTACCTCTGCCAGAAGTGGCACCGGGAGGGGATGAGCATCAAGCAGATCGGAGACATGCTGTACCGATCAACGGGGAGCGTCAAAAAGGCGCTGTCCGTACAGCTCGCCCCGGAAGAGTACCGGAAAATGGAGGAATACGCGAGATGAAATATACCATCCCCCAAATCCCTCCAAGCAACAACCGGTACATCGGGCGGACGAACTTCCGGGAGTACCAGAGGGCGAAGCGCGAGTGGGCGGAGATGATCGCCATATTCTGCCGTCCGAGGCCGCAGAAGCCCATTGAAAAAGCCGTGGTGCAGCTGACCTATTTTTTCCGGACGAGGGCACGGCACGATCCGGACAACTACAGCGGGAAGATGATTCTGGATGGCCTGACGGCGGCGGGGATCATCGTGGACGACAGCTTCGGGCACATCACGCTGGAGCTGCGTGGAGAGTACGACCGGGAGAATCCCCGGACGGAGATCGGGATCACGGAGGAATAAAGATGCTTGAGCTGAACCGCCTTTACAATATGGACTGCATGGATGGAATGAGGGAATTCCCGGACAATTTCTTTCAGCTTGCTATATGCGACCCGCCTTACGGAATCGGACACGACGGACAGCGCAAGTGCGTTTGTGTGAACGCAAAGCACAACCGAAAGTATCACGCCCGCAAGGGCTGGGACAAGGAACCGCCGCCGCCGGAGTATTTCAGAGAGTTGGAGCGGGTTTCCGTCAATCAAATTATATGGGGCGGAAACTATTTCGTCACCATGCTGAACCGCGGCACAAAGGGCTGGGTGGTTTGGGACAAAGGGCAACACGGGCTTTCAATGAGCGATTGTGAACTTGCGTACACGTCTTTTGATTGCCCGACACGGGTTGTCGTCATCAACCGGGGCGCGTTGCGGAGCGACGGCGACACGATACACCCGACGCAAAAGCCCGTTCGCCTTTATGAATGGCTTTTGCAGAATTACGCCCAGCCGGGCGACCGCATACTTGACACGCATGCCGGTAGCGCGTCGAGTTTAATCGCCTTCCATAACATGGGGTTCGAGTACATAGGATTTGAGATAGATGCAGAGTATTATCAAAAAGCAGAAGAAAGGCTTGAGGCCGTCAAGGATCAATTAATGTGGAAATAATATTGGACGCCCGGCGTAGCTAACCGGGCGGATGGCTACCGGTAGCCTCCGGGATTGGAGGCGGAAATGAAACACTTAGGAGATATCACGCAGATTCATGGGGACCGGATAGAGCCGGTCGACGTTATCACATTCGGGAGCCCGTGCCAGGACCTTTCGGTCGCGGGGCCGCGCGAAGGGCTGGCGGGGGAACGCTCTGGCCTCTTTTCGGAGGCTGTCAGAATCATCAGGGAAATGAGGGAAGCAACCGATGGATTATATCCAAACTTCGCTGTTTGGGAAAACGTCCCCGGAGCCCTGTCGAGCAACGGCAGAGAAGATTTCAGAACAGTTCTTGAAGAGCTCGCGCGGGCCGCAGAGCCGGGAGCCGTTATACCTCGACCTGCGGGGAAGTGGCGGACAAGCGGGTGCGTCATGGGAGACGGGTGGTCCATTGCTTGGCGAATACTCGACGCACAGTTTTGGGGAGTGCCCCAGCGCCGCCGTAGAATCGCGCTTGTCGTGGATTTTGCAGGAGGACGCGCCCCTGAAATACTATTTATCCGCAAAGGCTTGCAGGGGGATTCTTACCCGGGCAGAGAGGCGCGGGAAAAAGCTGCCCTCCATATTGGACGCGGCTTTGCGCACCCAGGCGGAAGACGCGGAGTTTCAGTCGGAGATCGCGGCGGCGAAGTAAGGACATATCAAAACACGGGAATAGGATGGTGGAACGAATCCTCCATTGGAGCGACGGTTCGGACGCCCTGCGGCGGGGATGCGGTCATGGCCAACATCGTGGCCCGGAAAGAGTGCGCGTCTTTTATGGCGGGGCAGGGAGCCAAAGCAGGCGGAATCGCGTACACCTGGGACGGCTCCCCGACGCTGAAAGGCGCGGGAAGCGGCACAAACCAAGTGCCATGTGTTGTATTTGACGCGAGGGGGAACGGAGACGGAAGAGTGTCCCCCACCATGACGGGAGACCGCCAAAACCGCGTCACAGACTATACGGCGGCCGTCTGCATGGCGCATGGGCAGGCAAACGCCGAAATCATGCATGACCGCAGCCTGTCCTTAACATGCAATCGCGAACAGCCCATAGTGGCCGGCGTGGATTGCCGGAATATGCGGGAATCGGAAGAAATCTTTCCGACCTTGCGATCCAAAGATCAAGGAGGATATGATCTTAACCGTATCCACGCTGTACGTGTCCGCTACCGCGCCCGCCGCCTCATCCCTCTTGAGTGCGAACGCCTACAGGGGTTTCCGGACGGATGGACGAACATCCCGGACACGGTAATCAACGGAAAGCCGGTAAAAACCAGCGACAGCTCGCGGTACCGGGCTTTGGGAAACAGCATCGCTATTCCGCCGTTTAAGTGGGTGCTGAAACGGGTTTCCGCGCAGTTTGAATGGGACGCGGCGCTTGGCAGCCTGTTCGACGGGATAGGAGGGTTCCCATACATTTGGGAGCAGTTCAACGGGAAAGGTTCCGCGAGGTGGGCCAGCGAGATTGAACCGTTCTGTATCGCGGTAACACAATATCGTTTTGGATTGGATCACGACTATATGGAGGTGCGCTGATGGAGTGGATAAGCGTTAAGGACCGGTTGCCGGAGCCAGAGTTCCCAGTAATTGTGGCTTATTTAGGTTTTTATGACGGTGCACCAAGAGTAGACGGGCTTGCGATTATCGACTCCGTTTGTGGAGATTGGTTTTGGTATGTCGACGAAGGTTCGGATAATAATGAAAAAGTAAGAGTCACGATTACCCACTGGATGCCGCTGCCTGAACCGCCGAAGGAGGAACAGCCATGAGATTGATTGATGCGGATGCGCTTGACTTTGAATTTGATAGGCGTTGTTTTAGCGAAGAAGATGAAAATTATGTCCGTGGTGTTGATGAAGCGATTGGAGTTGTGGAAAACGCCCCCACCGTCGACCCCGTACATGCCACTGGCGCTTGCTATTGCAGGGAGTGCAGATATTGCGGGGAGCCCGTTTTTACAGAGGGGGTGCTGTTGTGCAGACGGGGGAATAAGCACGAACGGAAAACTAGAGACGATTTTTGCAGTCGTGGAAAATTAAAGGAGAAAGAATAATGGAGATCACCACGAAAAAATATTATACCTGCTGCTTTTGCGGGCGGACATCGACCAATGAGGAGAAGAAGATTTCTGCCCCATGTGCGGCAGACCGTTGAAAGGAGCAGATAATGAGCAAAGGAATGGTTGAAGCGTTGCGATATAACGCAAGAGTATATTGTTCCAAACAGGAAATGCGGTCGTGGATGGAAAAAGCCGCAGACTGTATTGAGAAAATGGATTCCAAGATTGAGGAACAGAGCAATTGGTGTGTTACCATTGAAAAAGAGGATGCTATGATACATTGCTCGATGTGTGACAGATTGGTTAATCCTCATATAGACAACTTCTGTCGCGGTTGCGGCAGACCGTTGAAAGGAGAGCAAGTAACCCCAGAAGATTTTTGCAGCTATGGAGAGCGAAAGGACGGCGAGAAGCATGATTGAGTGTGGGGACTTGATACGGGCGCTGAGGTGCACGAAAAACGAGAACGACGATTGCCATACCTGCAAATACCAAGTATTGCACGAAGGACTGCATGATTATTGCGATCGGGATGCGTTGGAAAACGAAGCCGCAGAAGCCATTGCCGTTCTCGGAAAGGCGATCGTCTGTATCACGAAGGAGCGGGACGCCGCGATTGAGCGAACGAAAAAGCTATGCTATTTGGAGTATTACGGGCGTTGTGAGACTGACGAAAAACCTTGTGATGGGTGCGTAGAAAAGTGGAGAGGCAGGGGGGAATATGATAAATTGGACCTATAGAGCCGCCCTCGCGCTATGGGGTGCCGAAGCACAGACGCTCATGATGTTCGAGGAAATGGCGGAACTTCAAAAGGAATTATGCAAGAACGCCCGGGGAAAGGACAACCGGAAAGAGATCGCGGAGGAGATCGCAGACGTGCGCATCATGCTCGACCAGATGGAAATTCTCCACAATTGCAAAGAATTGTCGCGGCAGTACAAGGTGGAGAAGCTCTTGAGATTGCTGGATCGCATCGAGGAAGCACAGAAGGAGGAAGAATAATGGAGATCACCACGAAAAAATATTATACCTGTTGCCTTTGCGGGCGGACATCGACCAATGAGGAAAAAATCAAAGCGTGTGAGGCGTCGCACATCGGAGTATACCCGGAGACATCGATCGAGGAAACCTACGGCCGTAATCCGCGTGTCCCGTATCCGGATATCATCCGAGTCGTTATGCAGGATGGGGCGATTGCCGCATACAATTTCGTAAAGATCGAGCCGAACTGAGAAATGCTAGTTTTGGAGGAGCCATGACCAATCAGGAGAAAAAGGCATTCCTCGGACGCTATGGGTACAGAGGGGAGAGATATCATGGAGCGATTGACCTTTGAAGGATTGTTTTGCGATATTGCACAGTGCTCTGAGACACCGGGCGGTAGCTTTTGCGAGGATGGAATGTGCTCGCAACGTAGGGTCTGGGAGCAGTTGAAAGCCTACGAAGACACATGGTTCGAACCCACTGAAGAAGTCATAGAAGCTATTGACGAACTTATGGAGTTCGCCAGGACCAGAATGGATTATATCACTTGGGCGAGACTTGCGGACGTGCTTGGAGCTTGGCGTGGGGCGCAGAAGGAGGCGTAAGTATCGTACAAGATAGTACTTGCTGTATAGTGACGATTGTGGTATAATGGGGGTGTAGAGAATGGACGACGAAACTGTCTCGGCGATCATGGAGATCATATTTCATGGCGGCGTTGCAGAGGTCAAGCAGGTAAAAGGCGAGATCGTAGTTGTCGACATCACCCGAAAAGTAAAAATCAAGACGCCTATAACTGGGTAGGCGGATACAGCCAACAGGGGCTATGAGCTTAAACGCTCGTAGCCTCTTTTTTATTTGTTATGGAAGAAAAGAGCATGGAGACCCTGCGGGAAGAGTACCTTTCCGGAGCAGAGCCGATACGGCGGCGTATAGAGGACTTGCAAGGCCGTCTGCGGCACGCCAGAGGGGATGAGCGCATCCAACTACAGAAACGCATAGCATCCCTTACAGACGATCTGTGGGCGCTTACGTATGGGGTGAAGGCAATCCAGAAGAGCATAGACGGGCACACCAAAATCTGACCACATACTTTTACCTCCTTCCCGAGCCGGGCGGGCAATCCCGGCAACACTGCCGATTAGAGAAGCGGTCATCTCGCGTGGCTCATACCCACGAGAACGCTGGTCCGAATCCAGCATCGGCAACCAAACGCGGTGAAAACCCTGCTTACAGGTTGCGAAACGACACCGATAGGAGTAGCGGAAAATGCGATTCGGGTGACAGCCGGGAAAGACCGGCACACATGGGAAGGTAGCTTAACAGGAAAAAGCGCTTAACGGGCATACACCGGGTAGTGTTGCGGGTTCGATTCCCGCCCTTTCCACAAGAGCGTTGGTCGGTGACGAAGTGAACGTCGCCTGCACATTCGCGGGAGCCGATTAGTCAAGGTCGGCACGCCCAACGTGCGCCGAAGTACAAGGCGCTGACACGCTGGAAAGACAGCGGTATACGAAAGCAAAGAATCGGCGGAACCTGTGCAGAAGCGCAGAAGCCGCGCCCATGTTTGATTCATGGGGCTTTCACCAAGAAGACCGCGGGAGGTGGCGATCATCGACCGAAAAGAGATCGACGCGAGGATTTCGGTACTGGACGCAGAGATTTCCGCAATGTACAAGCGGATGAACCGGGAGTATGAGAAGGTCATCCCGAAGACGGGGAAGAAGCGGAAGGAAGCCTTTGATAAGGTCATGGAGATTTCGGGGAAGTATACGGCCATGTGCCAGGAGCGGGCGAGGCTCATAAGGATGCTGGATGGACAATAAGCATTGATGTCAAGGCGTACATAGAGAGCGGGGACCTGCATCGCTTCTATACCTGTGCGCAGTGGCTGCGCCTGCGGGCGGAAGTGCTGGCGGAAGATAAATACGAATGCCAGTTCTGTAAGGATAAGGGAATATACACGCGGGCGACCATAGTGCACCATATTAACCATGTGCGAAGGCATCCAGAGCTTGCACTCTCTAAGTATTACATAGATGACAATGGGAACCGGAAGAGGCAGTTGGTTTCCTGTTGTGATAAGTGCCATGAAGAACAGCACCCCGAACGCATGAGGCAAAACAAGAAAAGAGCGCCCATTACGAAAGAGCAATGGTGATACCCCCGGTCGAATAAAACGAAAATTAATGCGATGGCGTTTGACTCGGCTGGGTCCACGACAATTCATAAAGTTCCGCGCGGGAGAAGGTGAAACATGAAGAAGGGTACTGCAAAAAAGAATGATCTGCGCGAGAGAATCCGCCAGGACCTCCTTGACCAGCTGGAGAGTGACGGCACGGTTGGGGAGTACTATATCGATTTGGTCGGCGATTACATGAGCATGTGGGACACCAAAAACGAGCTGATGGAGGATATCGCCGCCCGTGGGGCGGTGGTGGAGTACACGTCGAACACCGGCGTGAGCAACATGAAGCGAAACGAATCCATCGATCAGCAGCTAAAGGTCAACGCACAGATGTTGAAGCTGCTGGACGCGCTGGGGATTAAGCCGTCAACGGGCGGTGAGGAAGATGAGCTGTGAGATTAACCCGCATATCCTGCGGTACATTGAGATGGTGGAATCCGGGGAAATCCGCGCGTGTGAGGAACAGCGTCTTCTGGCCGCGCATGTAAGGCGGTGCTTCGAGACGGAGGGTATCCACACGGACGCCGCGCAGCTGGAGCACTACCTCGGCCTCGCGAAGTACTTCCCGTTCGACCAGGTTTTCCCGTGGCAGGAGTTTTTTTTCGGGCTGCATCTGTGCACCTACCGCGCGGACGGGATGCCGCGCTGGCCGGACGCTTTCGCGCTGATTGGGCGCGGCGCGGGAAAGGACGGGACCATCGCGCTGGAATCGGTCGCCCTGATGTCGCCCCATAACGGCATCAAAAACTACAACGTGGATATCTGCGCGAATAACGAGGATCAGGCCATGCGCCCCGTTGAGGACGTCATCGACATGATGGAAAGCCCCGCGAACCTCCGGAAGATGCGAAAGCACTTCTACTGGACAAAGGAAATGGTGGCGTCGCGGCAGACGAAATCCGTCCTGAAGGGGCACACCAACAGCCCAAAGGGGAAAGACGGACTGAGGTCGGGCGCTGTGATCTTCAACGAAATCCACCAGTACGAAAACTACGCGAACATCAACGTCTTTACAACCGGGCTTGGAAAGAAGAAGCATCCGCGCCGCACCTACTTCACCACAAACGGAATTGTGCGGGGCGGGCCGCTGGATGACATGCTGGAAAAGAGCGGACGGATTCTCCGGGGAGAGACACCCGACAACGGCCTCCTACCGTTTATCTGCAAGCTGGATGGCAAGGAGGAGGTCGACGATCCGGAGAACTGGCAGAAGTCGAACCCTTCCCTGCCGTTCCTTCCGATTCTCATGGAGGAGACGCGGAAGGAATATATCGAGTGGAAGTCGAATCCGGAACAGCTCACCGACTTCATGACAAAGCGGATGAATCTTCCGGAAGCGAACCGGGAGATTGCCGTTACCGAATGGGCGAACATCGAGGCGACGAAGCGGGAGCTCCCCGGTCTGGATGGATGGACATGCACGCTGGGCGTCGACTTCGTAAAGGTGGGGGATTTCGCAAGCACCAACCTGCACTTCCGGGAGGGAGAAACCCGTTACGACATCAACCACTCGTGGCTCTGCCTCAAATCTGCGGACCTCCCGCGCATCAAGGCCCCGTGGCGGCAGTGGGCGGAAGAAGGGCACCTGACCGTTGTCGACGACGTGGAGATACACCCGGACCTTTTATGCGAATGGATCGTGACGATGGGGCAGCGGTACAACATCTCCAAGCTGGCGCTGGACAACTATCGTTACGCGCTGTTATCCAACAGCCTTCGGCAGATTGGATTCGACGCGAAGGACCGAAAGAATGTCAAGCTCGTCCAACCGTCCGATATCATGAAGGTGGTCCCCGTCATCGACAGCTGCTTCAACAACCGGAACTTTGTGTGGGGGGATAACCCGCCGCTGCGCTGGGCGACGAACAACACCATGAAGGTGCGGTCCGGGAAGACGGCGGGAAGCGACACGGGGAACTACTACTACGCGAAGATCGAGGGACGAAGCCGCAAAACAGACCCGTTTATGGCGCTCGCGGCGTCAATGACGATAGAAGACGAGCTGGGGACGGGATATATCCCGGACGTTCCGGACCTGGGCTTCATCATTGGATAGGGAGGCGGTGTGTATTGGGGATCAGCCTGAAACGGTGGCTGCTGGAAAAGCTGGGCGGCGGCGTGGAGCGGGTATCAAGCGCGGATGTTGAGACGGGAGACTTCCTCGGGCTGGCAGCGGAAATCCATGTGCGGGAGCTGGCGTTCTGGTCATGCGTCAACATCGTGGCAAACGCGGTCAGCAAATGCGAGTTTAAAACCTTTGTCAAACACGAGGAAACGCGCGGACCAGAATATTATCTCTGGAACGTGGAGCCGAACGCCAACCAGAACAGCAGCGCCTTTATTCACAAGTGGATTTCACAGCTCTACTGCCGTAACGAGGCGCTGATCATCGAACAAAACGGGCAGCTGCTGGTGGCGGACAGTTTTGACCGCAAGCCCTACGCGCTATATGACGACGTCTTTACTCAGGTGCAGGTCGGAGACTTTACCTTCAACCGGACGTTTACGCAGTCGGAGGTCCTCTACTTCCGGCTGTCGGAAAAGAACATGCGGCTGATTGCGAACGGGCTTTACGCCTCCTACCAGAAGCTCATCGATTACGGGATGCGCAGCTACCGGCGGTCGCGCGGTCAGAAAGGCGTTATTACGGTCGACACGGTCGCGGCGAACGGCTGGCAGCAGGAATACGAGAATATCAAAAACCGCAATTTCAAATCATTCTTTGACGCGGAGAACGCGGTCATGCCGCTTTTCAAGGGGTTCCATTACGACGACCTCGGAAGCAAGACCTATTCCAATGAGGGGACGCGGGACATCCGGGCGATGATCGACGACGTGTCTGACTTTACGGCGAAGGCGTTCGGGATTCCCCCGGCGCTCCTGTCGGGAGAGGTGCAGGGAACGTCTGACGCGCTCGATCAGTTCCTGACCTTCTGCATCGACCCGCTGGCGGACATGTTGCAGGAGGAGATCAACCGCAAGAGAAGCGGATACGGAGGATTTTCGCAGGGGACTTACCTGCAAATCGATACACGGGCGGTCAAGCACGTCGACCTGCTGAGCGTATCGACCGCGATTGACAAGCTGATTTCGTCCGGGGCTTACTGCATCAACGATATCCGCAAGCTGACGGGTGACCAGGTGATCGACGAGCCATGGGCGTGGCAGCATTTCATGACCAAAAACTATGCGACCGTGGCGGAGCTTTTGAAGGCTCTGGGCGCGGACACAGGTTAAAGGAGGGCAAAAATGAAGAAATACTACTCCCTCTATCAGGAGGGAAGCGAAGCGACGATCCATATCTACGGGGACATCGTATCGTGGGAGTGGTTTGAAAGCGACGTGTCCAGCTACACCCTGTCGAAGGAGCTGGACGGAATCGACGCCGACGCGATCAACGTCTACATCAACTCCTACGGCGGCGTGGTGGCAGAGGGGCTTGCGATCTACAACAGTCTTAAACGCCATAAGGCGAAGGTGCGCACCGTCTGCGACGGATTTGCGTGCTCGGCGGCGAGCGTCGTCTTCATGGCGGGAGACGAGCGAATCATGAACCCCGCGTCGCTGCTGATGATCCACAACGCATGGACCAGCGCGCAGGGGAACTCGGCGGAGCTGCGCAAAGAGGCGGACGACCTGGACGCCATCACGCAGGCGTCGGTCGCAGCATATCTGGCGGACGTGACGATTTCGGAAGACAGGCTGAAAGAGCTGATGGACAACGAGACGTGGATTTCTCCCGTGTCGGCGGTCGAAATGGGGTTCGCCACGGGAATCGCGGACGAGGGCACGGGATTGGCCCCGAGCCAAAGCGCGCGGCACGCGGTGATGGACCTGGTCCTGAACCGGAAGCCAACGGCGCAGATCACCATCGACCCGGACCTGATCGCGGAAGCGGTGACAAAAAAGCTGCTCCAAAAGGCGGAGCAGCAGGAGACACGGAAACCCATTCATTTTTTGAACGCGCTCTCGCGCGGAAAGGAGTAAGTCAATGAGGAACAAAGACCTTGTGCAGAAGGAGAAGCAGGAGATCATGCAGCGGATGAGCGCGGCGGTGAAGGAGGAAAACGAAGACGCGTTCGTGCAGGCGTGGACCGACCTTGCCGACAGCATCCAGAAGCAGGTGCTCGAAGAGGCGGACGGCTACATGCAGGGGCTTGACCGGCAGATCCTTGCCGGGCGCGGCGCGCGGCAGCTGACGAGTGAAGAGAACCGGTATTACGAAGCCGTGATCGGCGCGATGCGGTCGAGCAACCCCAGGCAGGCGCTTGGCGAACTGGACGCGGTTCTTCCGAAGACGACCATCGACGCGGTGTTCGACGACCTCGTCGACCAGCATCCCCTTCTGGACGCGATCAATTTCCAGAATACGTCGGGCCTCATCGAAATGATCGTCAACACCGGAACCAAGCAGCTTGCGACATGGTCGACGCTTACGGCGGAGATCGTCAAGGAGCTGACCGGCGGCTTCAAGAAAGTGAACATGACGCTGAACAAGCTCTCGGCGTTCCTGCCGGTGGCAAAAGCGATGCTTGACCTCGGCCCGGTGTGGCTGGACCGTTATGTGCGGGCGGTGCTGCAGGAGGCGCTTTCCCTCGGGCTTGAGGAGGCGATCATCAACGGCACCGGCAAGGATATGCCGATCGGCATGAACCGGCAGGTGGGAGACGGTGTCACGGTAACGGCGGGCGTTTATCCCGAAAAGACGCCGGTGGCGGTCACCAGCCTCGACCCGGTCGCATATGGGACCCTGCTCGCGGGAATGGCAAAGACGCCGAACGGGCACGCGCGCACCATCGAACGGGTGCTGATGGTCGTCAACCCGAACGACTACCTGACCAAGATCATGCCCGCTACGACCGTCCGGGCGACGGACGGCACCTACGTCAACAACGTCCTCCCATTCCCCACCACGATCATCCAGTCGGTGCAGGTGCCCGCGAATAGGGCGATCATCGGCCTTGGAGACCGCTACTTCATGGGGCTGGGCACCGCGAAGTCGGGAAAGATCGAGTATTCGGACGAGTACCACTTCCTCGAGGACGAGCGCGTTTATCTCGTGAAGCTCTACGGCCACGGCGAACCGCTGGACAACAACGCCTTTGTCTACGCGGACATTACCAACCTCAAGCCCACCGTCAAGCAGGTCGTCGTAAACGAGGTCAAGGGCACCGTGACCACCAAGGCGCAGGCGTAAGGAGGCGGCGTATATGGCCGACTCTCAACTGCTGGCCGCCGCGAAGAATTACCTCGACATCACCTGGGATGACCCGGAGGGCGATAGAAAGCTCTCCGGCATCCTGGGGCGAGGGATGAAATATCTGGACGGCATCGCGGGGCGGGAACTGGATTACAGCACGGAGGACAAACCGCGCGAACTGCTGTTCGACTACGCCCGCTACGTGCGGTCAAACGCGCTGGACGAATTTCAGGGGAACTACCTGCATGAGCTGCTGGCGCTGCAGATCAGCGAGGAGGTAAAAGGTGATACGGGGGAAGCATCAGGAGTTTAACGACGGCATCGTGAAAATCTATTCCGTGGCCGACGAGTCCGAACTCGGGGAGGCACCGGCACCGGAGCTGACGCTGAAATGCGTCCTGCGTTTTAAGCGGCGCACAGTGGGCGTAAAGCGGTACTGGGCCGCTAAACAGGAAAACGTACAGGCGGATCAATTGCTTCGCGTGGCGGGCCTTGCAAGCGTCTCCACGCAGGACATCGCGGTCGTGAACGGCGTGCAGTATCGAATTCAGCAGGTGCAGTACCCGGAGGAAGCGCAGCCGGCCGTCATGGATCTGACTCTGGAGAGGATGGAACAAGTATATGGCATCGGTTGATGTGGTAAAAAACGCGTTGCTTACCGTTTCAAAAAATGTAGGGCATTTCAACGCTATGAAGAGAATCCCGCCCTATATCGTGTGGGCGGAGGATGGACAGGGGGATTCCCTCTGGGCGGACGGACAAATGCAGGAGCAGGTGATCACCGGCACAATCGACCTGTTCACCAAATCCAGCCGGGAGCCGCTGTTTGAAAAGATTCAGCGGGCGCTTTCCGATGCGGAGATATCGTTTCGCTGGAATTCTACACAGTACGAAGAGGACACCGGCCTGTACCATCACGAATGGGTGTGGGAAATTGGCTAAGCTGAAAGTCAAAGGATTAGATACGCTCGTTGAGCAGATGGAACGCATGTGCAAAAACTCCGAGGAGACAGCAAAAAAGGCGGTTTATGCTGGGGCAAAGGTAGTTGCTGATAAAATCCGCCAAAACTTGAATGCCTTGAACGTCACCCCGGAATGGCAGAAACAGGACTTGATCGATTCTTTTGGAATTGCGCCGGTGGATACGGATGAGAAAGGCGCGGTGAATACAAAGGCAGGTTTTGATGGCTATGGGAGCCGCCCCACAAAGAAGTACCCAAAAGGATTGCCGAATCAGCTGCTTGCGCGGGCAATTGAAAGTGGAACGTCTTTTAGAAAAAAACAACCGTTTGTACGGCCTGCGGTGAATGCATCCAGAAAGCTGGCAATCAAAGAGATGGAACGCGTCGTCGACGAAGAAGCTAAGAAAACATTGAAGGAGTGATCATATGGCAACGATTGGCGTCAGCAAACCCCATGTGGCAAAGTATGTGAACGCGGACGGGACGGTATCGTATACCGATGTTACCCGGCTGGCAAAAGCCGTGCAGTTCTCTGCCGAGATCAGCAGTGGCGATGGAAGCAATAATCTTTATGCAGATAACGGTGTCGCAGAGAGCGACAAGTCTTTCGAGGGCGGAACCATGACCATCACGACGGACGACCTTGATCAAGCGGGCAGTGCGCTGCTGCTTGGTATTACACCGAAGAGCGTGACGATCGGCGGCAAGGAAATTGAAGAGTTGGTCTTCGATGATGACGCCATAGCGCCATATCTCGGGTTTGGATGTGTCATCAAGAAAAAGCGCAACAATGCAATTAAGTGGCGTGCAGTTGTGTTTACCAAAGTGATGTTTGCAATCCCGTCAGACGCGGCGACCACGCAGGGAGAGACCATTGAATGGCAGACCGCAGAACTGGAAGCGACGATCATGAGAGACGACAGCGCAAAGCATGTTTGGAAACGTGAAGCGACCTTTGACACGGAATCGGACGCCGAAGCATATATCAAATCCGTGCTGGCGGACACCTCGGCCCCCGGGGCGTAAGGAGGGCACATGAACCGAATCACCGAGATTACGATCGGCGGCAAGGCGTATCCTCTTAATTTTTCCGTCCGGGCCGCAAAGCAAGCGACAGAGCGTTATGGGGATTTGTCGGAAGTAAGCAAAGCCCTGATTGGGGTGGATAAAAAGTACAATCCGGTCGATGAGACCGTGTGGCTGCTCGAAACCATGTTGGCGGAGGGAGCACGATACGTCAAACTGGTTGATGGCTCTGAGATTACAACACCAACTGCAGAGGACCTCGAAACGCTTGTCGGTTATTACGACGTTGAATTGCGCGAAAAACTCATGGCGGCGCTGTTCGGCGGGATGGAAACAGAAATTGAGACGGAGGATTCCCCAAAAAACGCGGGACCCACGCAGAGCGAATAAGCTTTGCGTGGGTCCAGATGTACGGCAAGCTGTTGAACTTTCAAACAGCAGAATTCTGGGCGATGCCGTTGGGAGAGATTATGGACTTGATCAAGTGCTATCAAATTCATGAGGGGATCGCCAAACCAAAGGAGACTATTGACGATGACCAGATGATCCCAGACATCCCGTAGTTTTCTCCGGTTAATACCCTGATATATAGAGCCAAAATCCGATCACGAAGATTAAGATGACTATAACGATACTTAAAACAATTCTTTTGACAATATACCCATATCCGACGATTTCCCGATATTCCTGACTTGTCCCTCCGAGAAGAAAAAGCGAACGACGGCACTCCCGTTCCAAGTCGCCCTTATAGTATGGGGTCTTGGAATATTTTTTAAGGACAGTGCAGGCGTCTTTGGTGCGCAACAACATTTCTTGCCGACGTGCATCTGTCATATCTTCTCCGCTGGCTTTTGCCAAATCAGAAAGAGCCGCTCTGGAAAGTTTGATTTCTTTAGCGATAAGCCGTTTGCATGGCCCGCAATATCCATGGCTATCTACCAAGTTGTCTTCATGACACAATTTGCATTTCGCCATAGCCACCACTCCTCTTGCCCACATGATAACATGGGATGGAAAAATTTTCAACCTGACTTTTGAGCGGTCGAAAACAAAGTTTTGATAGGGGGAAACGAAATGTCGCAAGGTTCTGCCAGTATAGGGCCGGTCATCGAGTTGGGCGGAGAAAAAACATATCGTAAGCAGCTGGAATCCATAAACAGCCTGCAAAAGAGTTTTCAGGCACAACTGGAAAAATTAGCCGCAGAATACGATAATGGCGATGAATCACTGGAAGCACTGGCGAAGAAGACTGACATCTACTCTGGAGCCGTAGAGGGGCAGGCGCAGAAAATCGCACTTGCACAAAAGGCATTGGACGCTTACCGGAAGAAACAGCAGGAAGCTGCGGAGGCGCTGCAATCTGCGAACATCGATTATCAGGACGCTAAAAAAAAGCTCGACGAAATGACCGCCAGCGGAAAGGCATCCACAAAGGGATTGGATGCGCAGAAGGAAGCCGTAATAAAAGCGGAGAAGGCCGTCGTTAAGGCGCAGAACGCCTACATGGGGGCGGGAAAAAGTGTCAACCAGTGGAAAACAACGCTTGCCAAGTCGGAGACCGAGGCAATTAAAACAGCAAAAGCATTGGAAGAAACCCGCAGCAAGGCGAATGCACTTAAAAATGTAAAGCTCCAAAAGTTTAAGGAACAGATGGAAAAGATATCCCAGACCGCGTCGGTAATGGGAGAACGAATGAAATCCGTTGGCGGAACGATGACAAAATATGTCACGGCCCCACTGACGACTGGGTTCGCACTGCTGACGAAGGGCACCGAGGAGTCCCGGGGATCCCTGTCGAAGCTTGAGAACAACGCGAGACTTGCGGAAGTCAGAGTTGGAATTTTGCACGACCGGATGGCGTTTCTGAACGCGGTCACGGGTGAGCTGGACTCTAACGTGGAGGCACTGTCCAATCTTCTTCAAGCGGGATATACCAACGACAATATTGTGCAGATAGTAGAGCAGCTCTCTGGCGCGGTTCTGCGTTTCCCGGATACTCTTAAAATAGAGTCTCTTTCCGACAGCCTCCAGGAAACTATCGCGACACAGAAAGCGACCGGGCAGTTCGCCGAATTGCTGGACCGTCTCGGCGTGAACACCGAAAAATTTGCGGCTGGGTTAGAGAAAGCGGGCGATCGAGGGAAAGGCGCGCAATTCGTACTGGACGAGCTGGCGAAAACCGACCTTTCCAAAGCGACGAAAACCTTTGAAGAAAACAATGCCGCTATGATTGAGGGTAAAGAGGCCGCCTACCAGTTGCAATTACAATTTGCGCGACTTGGAGCAAAGCTACAGCCGATCGTCACAAAGATTACTAACGGGGTTTCTGACCTGCTGGAGGAGTTTAATAATTTAGATGAAACGACTCAAAACGCTATTATTGGCGTAGGGACGGTAGGGGCCGCAATCGGGCCCTTGATAAGTGCAGGAGGAAGTCTCGCAAGTATAATCAGTGTTTTAACGGCAGCTCAGGCAAAAAACACAGTTGCCACCGCTGCGGGCACAACAACTACAATTGCTCACACTGCTGCTATGGCGGCGGAAACCAAGGTAGCCATTGCGGCGACAGGGGCCACGTTAGGTTTCAATGCAGCGCTTATTGCCACTCCTGCAGGCATGACGGTAGCGGCAATCGCCGCTATTGTAGCTGTTATAGCAAGCCTTGTTTACAATACGCAGAAAGCGATCCCCGAGGTTGACGCGCTGAATAAAAAGATGAAGGAAGAGAAGGAAACCCTTTCCGAACTCAAGGCAGAACGTCGTGAAAATATCGATGCGGGGATGGCGGAAATCAGCTATACCCGTCGCCTGTGGGAAGAACTGCAAAGCTATGTGGACGAATCTGGGCGGGTAATAGAAAATAAGACTCGCGTTAAAATGATCACCGATGAGATTAACAAGGTTCTTCCCGGAAGCGTTAAGTGGGTAGACAACGAACGAATCGCATACGAGAAGGGCACGGAAGCGATCAACCAGATGATCGCCATGAAACGCGCGAAAATCGTTCTGGATGCGATGGAACCAGAATACCGGGAAGCAATTTTAAATATTCGGGAAAAGGAGGTTCAGCAGGCAGAGCTCCAGTATGGAATTGAGCAGCGCCTCGCGAGAATCCAACAGTTGCAGGCAGAGCAGGCCAAATCGTTCAGCTTTCCAAGAATGACCGAGATTAATACGCTAAAGCGTGAAGTGAACCAACTGTCGGATGCCTTCGAGAAAAACGGAAAAATAACGGACAACCATTTAATTACAATCAAAAACTATGAATATGGAATGCAGGCGATTGCCAGCAACAGCACCCGCGCGATGGAGAAGTTCGTTGATGCTTACGGTGTAGGGTGGAGCGACATCGGCCAGATGACCGAATCAGGAATTGAAAAGCAACGGATTGCGCTGGAACAGGCGCGCGAAAATTATAGAAAAGGGCTCATTACAAAGGGGTCGTTGGAGGCGATCGAGCGGCAGTTTGACGAGCTTGTACGTCGTGCACAGGAAGCGGGCGTGAGGGTGCCGCAGGGAATCGCACGAGGAATCAAGGATGGGTCCGGGGCCGCAGTCAGCGCAATGCAAAATGTCGTGGACGAGGTAACGAAAACGGCGAAAGACGGTTGGAAAATCAAGTCTCCTTCTCGGGTGTTTCGAGATGATGTGGGGCGCTATTTGCCACAAGGTATCGCGGAGGGTTTTAAAATTGAAATGCCCAGGGCGTTGCGCCAGATGCAGGCGGCAATGTCGCATGTGGCGGGAAGCCTACAGAATCGGACAACACAGGACCTTGTGGTGAACTATCCGGGGGCTTCAACTGGGGCGGCGGCTTCGGGTGGGAGTGTATTTTATGTGACTATCGACGCGAAGAACGTCCGTGAATTTAACGATATTGTGGAGATGGCAAAGAACGCGCGGCAGGACGGGAGGAAGCGGTAATGGCTACATATTCGATTACCTGCGAGGCGAACAAGTCCGCGCTGATACGGCAGGCATACCCGCAAACAAATTACAGTACGGGCGATACAATGGACGCCGGAACCGAATCAAACAATGGTCAAAGTAAAATTGCGATCATTGGATTTGGGATACCTGATGAATTAAAGAAGAAGCGCATAACTGATGCCCGATTGTCGGTGTGCATTGCTGCGGGAAATCAGATCAATGGCGCGATCGTTTTAAAAAGCGGTTATTCAACACAAACTCCGTTTTATGAAAATGAAATTACCTGGAACAACGCGAACGTCCCCGGAAAAGAAAACATCCAAAATATCAATGCGTGGGACAAAGAGAATGTTGTCTCGATGCCGCTGGCCGGAGGGAGCTCTGACGAGTGGGCCAATTCGACGTATGTAGAACTCGAAGAGTTGCCGGCGCTGTTGGCGGGAACGGCGTTCTGGTCAGGTTGGGGAACGAGCAGGGCGATTTATTCATCGAGAAGCTCGAGAAAACCCTATTACCGTATCACAGCCGAGGACGCCGAACCGGAATTTTCGCAGATGACGCCTGCGGGTGGGTATGTCGATAGAAAGACGCCGCAGACATTCTCATGGGTTGCGAGATTTTCAGGAATCATCCTCGAAGATATATCGCAGACGTCCGCCCGCGTGGTTGTGACCGACCCGGCATTGGGAACGGAACAAGTCTTCACCGTATCTGGCGGAACCGAATCCTGCAACATTCCGGCCAACACTTTGCCGGTAGGTCCATTCAGCTGGCGGGTGGAGGCAGATTACGACTCGGGGATGACCTTCGAGTCGGGAACGGTCGAGGCGACTACAGCAACCAATACCCCCATAGTCAGCCCGGTCTCCCCGGTTGACACTTACGTCTACGGGGAGTACGAGACAGAATTCAGATGGAATTATACTGCGGCAGATGCCCAGCCGCAAACAAGAATAGACCTGCAATACAGTGCTGATGGCGTGGCGTGGACGGATTTCTTTTCCGCCGAGACAGACCGATATAGTTGTACCGTGCCGCCCCTATCGCTTCCCGCCGGGAAATTGTGGTGGCGCGCGCGGGGCTGGAATACCCACGGTGCGGGGGATTGGAGCGAGGGCGCGCAAATTATTGTGCAATCCATCCCGTCCGTTCCGGTGATTTTGGGCGTGACGGAAAAGTCTCGCCCGGTCGTAACGTGGCAATCCATTGGGCAAATATGTTATGAACTGCAAATTGAACGGGGAAACCAGACCATATACCAGACCGGGGAGGTCGCGTCAAATGCCTTTGTACATGTGGTTCCGGTTTATCTTGATGACGGAGCCTATACTGCTCGGCTACGCTATAAAAACAGCTCGCTGAAATTTTCGGATTGGGCCGAAAGGCCGTTTGAAATCCGGACGCAAAAACCCGCGCCTCCTGTTTTGTCGGGAGCGGCGGGGGCCGGATACGCAAAGTTTGCGATCGCGGAAACCGGGGGCTCGTTCAAATTCTATCTGCTCCGGGATGGAGTGCCCATTGCAAAAATCGACCGTCTGTATACAGATTACAGCTGTGTGGGGACACACCGATACATACTTCGTGGAGTGGACGAATTCGATAATTTTTCGGACAGCGAGCCGGTGGATGTAACCATAGAGCTTGGATGCTTCGCGGTGATCTCCCCATCAGCCGACCTGTCGGATATGCTGCGGATAAAGTACAGGCGAGCGGAACAAGCGGTACATTCCGGCCGGTTGCAGGCAACCGGAGAGCGGACGCACTATTCGGGAAGAAAATATCCGGTGTATGAATTTGGAGGATTTGCGGACGAGCAGGTCACAGTATCCGCGTCGTTTCGTGACGGGGAAGGCGCGGCGCGGCTTGAAAACTGGATGAGTTCGGGACAGGTGATTCTTTACCGGGAAAAGAGGGGGCATCGGTGCTATGGCGTGATATCCTCCATGGGGTTGGAACGGGACTGGTTCTCCACTGACGTAACGGTATCGATCGACAGGGTGGATTACATGGAAGAAATCTCATATGATCCACCGGAGGGGTGAGGATGGAAAAGACGGTACAAAACGCGCTTTTTGCGAAAGGTGGGATGCGGAGGGTCGCGTTTCGATTTGATATCATCCGGGACGGAGTAAAAATGCGATCGATCAGGGCGTCCGGGAGCGTCGCTATGGACAGCACGGCCCAGATCATGGGGTCGGCGCGCATCAAAACATCAGAGCCGGTTGACATCATAAAGGACCGCATTCGCCCGGTTGTTATGATCCTTCGGCATAACGCCGGTGGGGCAATCCCATTGGAAACCTGGACGGAGATCGACAGGGCCGGGAGGCCTGCGGAAGAATGGGATGCAGCGCGGTTGAGTTGGGGTGACCTGGACGGGGATGTGGCGAACATATCTCCGCGCGACGAGTGGATAGAAAAGCCGGTGGGCGTCTACCTACCGAGAACGTGCACGGAGCGGATTGAACCTGGCGTCAATACGTGGGAGATCGAAGCATATGACGGAACGGTCCTGTTGCGTGAGGACTGCGCCACGGACCGGATTTATATTGCATCGGGAACCCGGTATTTGGACGCGGTAACGAGCGTCATGATAAATGCCGGAGCGAATAATGTTCTGGTCATGGACGATTCTGACACCGTGATTCCAGTCGACCGGGAGTTTGACATAGGCGTCTCGAAACTGGATATCGTCAACACTTTGTTGGCGGAGATCAATTTCCGCCCGGTGTCCTGCGATGAGGATGGGCGTTACATCATTCGCAGATATCGGGAGCCGTCACCCAGCGCAGTTGATTTTTCATATTTGGACGACAGCCTTTCCATTCTACGGGCGGAGAGTTCGTCGACAGTGGATTTGATGGGGGTGCCAAATGTATTTATCGCGGTTTGCGACAATCCTGATCTTGACCAGACGTTTCGGGCGGAGTGGGTAAATGACAGTCCTGAATCCCCGGTGTCCACTATTAACCGTGGAAGGAATGTGGCGACCTATCGACCAGATATGATCTCGTCTCAGGCAGAGATCGACGAATATGTGAAGCGAACAGCATTTGAAGCGAATCAAATCTATGAAACGGTAGAGATTTCGACGGCAATCAATCCATATCACTGGGCGAATAATATCATCGTCGTAAGAAAGGGCGGATTGTCCGGAATATTCGAGGAAACAGGCTGGTCGTTCGAGCTGCGCGCCGGGGCGGAAATGAAACATACACTTAGAAGGCTGGTGATAGTATGACAAATAACCCGTTTGTTTTCTCGGAGCCTCAAAAAGAATCCCCTTTTGCAATCGCCATTATTCATGCGGTACATGCCGACGGGTTACAGCTAGTTTTTGATGGGGAAGCAAACTCGTCAGGAAAAAAGTATAAGGTTTTAAAATCATGCATGGCTCGCGCCGGGGACAGAGTACTATGCGCAAAGGCGAGCGGAACCTATGTCGTTTTGGGAGTCATTGCGACAAAGGCATCCATTGTGGCTGATGGCATCCAGAGTGTGGATGACCCGCTAGATTACATAAAGCTGACATACAATCCGACGAAAAAAGTTTACGCAGTCACAAGCGCGCGAAACGACCCGTATTGGCGCGATTTTTATGAAGTATAGTGGAGGCATCATAATGAGTAGCAGCGGAAAGACGACCCATGTTGGATTGAACCAGTGGGTGGGCGCAGACAAGCCTAAGATGGATGACTTTAATGCGGATAATCGAAAGATCGATGAGGCGATTCACGCCCATACGTCTGACGGAGCCGCGCACGTCTCCATACAGGAACGTATGGCATGGACAGGGGCCATTCCAATATTCGGCAGCTACGAGGGGGATGGGCAACCCCTGCAGGAAATTGCCCTAGGGTTCTCACCGTCCTTTGGAATCATATTCGCCGTGGGCAAAAATCCATTCCAGCCGGTGGACCAGAACACCGTTGCTCTCCGCGCGGCCTTTCTCTCCAGAGACGGTTCTTCACAGGCCGTAATGGTCACTGACACCGGCTTTTCGGTGCTCTATGCTTCCACGCCTGTCGCCGGGCGTGTAGCCGCCCTCAACGAGCCGGGAGTAACTTATCAATACATGGCTTTCAGATAGGAGGCGGAAAATGTTAATCTGTGGTGCGGACATTTCCATGATACGCGGAGACAGCGAGAGCATTACAGTATCCTGCAAGAACCCTGACGGCAGCGATCATCCCTTCTCAGAGGGGGACAAGGTATACCTCACTGTGAAGACGGACGCTTATCAGAAGGGCCCTGTGATGCAAAAGACGGTCACGGCGTTTGCTGATGGGAAAGCGGTGATCGAGATCACTCCGGAAGACACCAAGCGGCTTGATTTCGGGACATACAAATATGACGTGCAGCTGACCTATGCGAGCGGCAGGGTGACGACGATCATCCCGCCAAGCA